AAGTGTGGTTTGACAGCGGAATTAATACTTTAACGACCCTTGCGGAGGATGAAGATGAGGGCTGGAAAAAGATAAAACGCGTTAAGGTGCGTATTGAGGCGATGGACCGTATTGACAGACAGCTTGCGCCGCTTATTGGTAATGTCAGCGGAAATTCTGACGGCATTGGAATCGTGATTCAGGAAGGAAGTAAGGTTCTTTCAGCTATGGAATCTGAAAATAAAATTTTCTCCGGCGCAAAGTTCTATCTTGACCCGGAGCTTGGATATGCTGCTGACAGCGCATGGTTTATTGTTGAATTTGACGATGTGGATACTCTTGAAAAAATATATTTAAATTACTATTTCCGTTATAAGGCGGAATAAAGAAAGGAGCATTAAATTATGGCTTTAAATGCAAATAACGTTTTAGACACTACCGAACTTGCAACCGGAAAAGATGGAAAATTATTTGTGACAATTAATGGAACAGTATATTTTCTCGCGGAGGTTGACACGTTTTCGACCAATATGGAAGTGCAAAGTGTTGATGTGCAGCCTGTTGGTTCAATAGTGGTAGGAGCGGTTCCTACAGGAGTAATTTTTACTTTAAATTATTCAGAAATGGTGGTACGGGATGACGTGACGCTGGAACCGCTGCTTAAATCAATAAAAGACGGTTACATTCCAATTTATACATTCCAAGGCGTGATTAGCAAACCGGACGGAAGTTCGGAAGAAAAGGTTACATATGATAAAGCTGTGCCGATAGGTTCATTCGGACTTCAGAACCTAACACCGGGTGAAGTAGTAAAACGTGAGGCGAACTTTAGAATAAATAAAGTTCCGGAAGTGATTTCATCAATGGCATCAACATATTTATCAGTTTAGGTTTATTTATAAGCGTCTTGTATACTGCAGGGCGCTTACTATTTTATATTTTAGGAGGATAATAGATATGGAAAGCAATAAGGACACTAATTTGTTAGGATTAGACGGCAGTTCAAATTTTGAAAGAGACGAATATAATCTTGTTAACGCATTAATGCAAGCGTCGAATTTTAAAGAAGACGGAGAAACGAAATCAGAAGAGATAATAAAGTTTTGTTTTCGTTTACCATACGTCCGCTGAGCGAGGAAGAAGTTGATAAATGTTATGAAAAGGCTACTAGTTATACAGCCAACCCGGCAGGACGCAAGTATCCGCCGATACCGAAAAAGACAAATAAATCATTACAGAATTCATATATGATTTACACGGCAACCATTGACGAAGATAAAAACAAAATATGGGATAACCCTGATTTTAAGAGCGCTAAGGGTATTGTTCAGGGTGTTGAATCTATTGATTTGCTGCTTAAAGCAGGAGAAAAAGAAAGGGTGCTTGAGAAGATTTCAGGAATCAGCGGATTTTCAGAAGAAGTAGACGATGAAGAAGCAATAAAAAACTAATTGAGCACAGCCCTCTGCTTAATGGACTATATAGGTTATGGGTATATAAAGACTATATGCCTTGGGATATAATCAGTTTGCCTCGGCAGCAGAGGAAGGTGCTGTTTACATTTATGGACTATGCGATTGAGCATAAGGATATAGACGTGAAAATAAAAAATCTAAATACAAAGTGAGGTGATAAATATGGCAGAAACGGTTGTTATTGATATTGAAGCGGAGCTTAAAGATAACGCTTCAGCCGGTATAGACGCGCTCAGCAAAAAGGTTGATGAACTCAACGGTAAAAAAATTACTATATCTGCTGACGCTGTGTCAGGTGAAGTTGAAAAGGTTGGAAAAACCATTCAAAAGGCTAAAAGAAGTATAACAGACTATGGCGATCCTGCTAAAACAAACATTATGACAAGAAGAACCGAGGCAAGAATGACAAACCGGGCTCCTATTACGAAAGTAAATGCTAATAGAATAGGTCAAGAGGTAACGTCTGCTATCAGCAGAGCGGCCGGAACAGCAAAAATGTCTGTCAATGCTGAAATCACCGGCAAGGCTGGGGATATATTTAATGGCAAAACCATAAAAATACGAACTGAACCCGTTGGAACTTCAAAGGATTGGATGCACCGTGACGGAATATATGGCAGTGGCTATTATAGCCGCAAAGCTGCAATTTCTGATATGGCCAGCAGGGCAGCGTCAGCGGCGGAATATATGCCCAGCTCGGATTTAGGGGCGAGAGAAACAAGCGGATACAATCCGCATAGAGCATATACGGCCACAGAAATGCTTGGTGACAAGTCAGGAATGCTGCAGCTGGCAAATATCGGAGGAGAAAAACAGCCGTATTTATACAATAAGCCCATTTCGCTCAGGACGGAGCGGTTTGGCAGTTCTAAAAAATGGTATCCGGGAAGTGATGATACAAAGAAAATTCTGTACGGAGGACAGGAGACAGCCATGGCGGTAAGTGATTTTGGCGACACTGTTAACAACATTGGAAAGACTTTAAGAAAACAGACAGAGGAAGTAAAAAACATCACAAATTCAGGAAGCTCACAAAATAAAAGAGCGCTGACATCATTTGCAAATTCTATGGCTAGAGCTGCGGCTGTAAGCGCGTTTAGGAGCGCAGGAAGCGATATTTTAGACGGTATGAGCAATGAAAATCCTATAGATTCTAGAAACGCAGCTCAAAGAGGGCTTGTGAAGGGCGGAATTGTTGGAGCCGGGGCGTTAATCGGAACAGCTTTCGGAATGCCTATGATTGGCGCCGGTGTTGGAGGTCTTGTGGCGCAGACAATGGGTGACGACATGTGGGGTCTTCAAAAGTCGGCGGAACAAATAAGACAGGAAGCCTTAGACAAATATTTTGGCAATGTGGCAATAGCAATGGATGATGTTTTGTCAGTTGCTAAAAATCTTTCAGGTATCGATAATTTTTCTTCTAAAATCTCTTTCTCGGATTCTCTCAAGGGTGCGGCTGATATGCGTACAAGACTGCAGGGAGTGACCGGAGACCTAAAAAGTTTAGGCTCTGTAATAAACTTTAATAATGCAATGCAGTCACCTGTACCGGCAGAGCATTTAGAGAGGTATACAAGGTCGATTAGTGATTTTACAAGTTCTGCAAAAGACTATTTAAATACCCAGTGGCTAAATAACCTTTATTCGGTTGATGATTTGTTTGGTTCTGGAAATAATATGGTAGAATCAATTTCAAACCGGTACTCGGGCGCAGTTAAAGATATAACCAATTATGAAAATGAATTGGGAAATATGATTAATAAGTATATGGAAGACGGGCAATTGGATATGACGGAAACGGCCGGGATTCAGGATATAGTGGTAAAAATGAAAGGGATAATTGACGATATTACTATTGCGGAGTCGGCTATAGACTTGGATAACTATCATTTTCTTGCAAAGAACGGTCTTATTAGTGAGGATTCCTTTGGCAACGTATTTAATCAAGTAGGAGCGGGGTTTGATGACAGGATAAATGATTTATTCAGGGAAATGAATGTTGCAATAAGGGCAGGAACGGATCCCGCTCAAGCTTCGGCGAGCGCGTGGGGAAAGGCAGTGCCCTTGATTACTCAAAAGAAGGATAATCAGCTGGCTTTGCAGTATGAGATGTTTGGCAATGAGTTTAACACTGGACGGGAAGCGTACGCAGGAAAAGCAAATGAATTCTTTAATTATTTGTCTGGAATGAGTGGTAATGACCTTGCTAATGTTGATAAAGCATTGAATAATGGAGGCAAGTATACACTTAACGGTAATCCGCAGGGGCTTAGTCAGGCTATGGGTATGAACCAAATAGGTGATTATTCACGAGAGATAATGAAGAAAAATTATGATATGCACGATGTCAGCGGGCTTGAGCGTCAGGCGCAGGCAGCTATGGCCGCGAATGCTCCGGGAGCGGAAGGGCTGTTATATAGGCTTGCGGATATTTATGAAATGGGAGCGATGGGCGGAGATGCTAGCGCTCTGCAAAAATATGCTGGCATGAAAATGGCAAGCGACAGAGACGCGTCAGCTTTTATGGACGGTTTGATTTCTACAGGAAAAGCTACAAAATACTTTGATCAAAGTTTGCTTGATTCTTATGCGTTTGCTAGAAATGGCTATAATGACGCAGGTTTTGGCACCAGGCCTGAAATAGGCAGCAATAATAATCCTTTGGGGAGAAATATTCAGCCTGATAAAGTGGAGAATACCGGAATGGAAACTCAAAACGCACTTAACAAATCCGGCACCGCCATTGAACGGGGGGCGGCAGCATTCGGACAAAAGAACCAAGACGCTTCTGAAACATTTGCAACCGGTATAGAAAGATGGGGAGAAAGCACAAATAAGTTCACAAATGGGGCCGCACAGAATATAGTGCAGCAGGGCGACCGGCTTGCGTCTGATATTATGTCTGCTTTGGGCAGTTCATTTGGCAGTATGGACACATCAGCATTAGGAAAAATGGATATAGGACAAAACATGATGAACGCTATCGGAAGCAGTATAACAAACATGGATGCGTCTGTTTTTGGCAATTTGAACATTGGAAATCAGCTTATGGACTTCTTAAATTACAGTATGACAAGTATGGACGTGTCTTCTCTTGGCTCGCTTCCTATAGGCGAGACTGTAATGTCGGCAATAGGCAGCAGCATTTCAAATATGGACAGTTCTATGTTTGGCAATTTAAATATTGGAAATCAACTTATGGATTCTATAAATTTCAGTTTGTCAAATATGGATGCAAGCGCTTTAGGCTCGCTGCCTATAGGGGAGACTTTAATGTCCGCTATTGGAAACAGTATAACAAATATGGATATGACAGCGCTGCCGGAATTTAATATCGGTGAATCAATTATGAATTCGATAAGTTCAAGCATAGCAACAATAGATGTTTCATCTATGCCTGAAATGAACATTGGTCAAAACATAATGAATTCAATAAATGAATCTATTGGCAGTATTGAAGCCGGCGGGATTGGTGAAATGCTGCAAAGTCAAATTTCAGCTTCAATGGAATCTATTACGGTTGAGGCAGCAATTACTGTTAATCCTACGTATGAATTGTCTGATGGAGGAGCCGGGATAATGGAACAGCTTTCAGCATTGTCAGCATATGCTGAGGTGCCTGTTATGATTAATGCAATGGATAATGTTACTCCTATAGCAGCGGCGGCAACAGCGGCAATAAACTCAATCCCTACAGGATGGCACACAAATTTAACCTGCAGCGACGGTATCAGCGGACCAGCTTCTGCGGCTGCAGCGGCGGTAAACTCGATTCCAACCAGCAAACATGTTACTTTATCCTTTACTCAGATAGGGTCTCTACCTTCTATCGGAGGACATGCAACAGGAGGAATCGTGAGCGGCAGACAGCTGTCCTGGGTAGGAGAAGAAAGACCGGAGGCTATTATACCGTTGGTTAATTCACGGCGTGACAGAGGCATTGACCTTTGGATGCAGACCGGGCGTATGCTTGGAGTAATGGAAAACGCAGAAGGCGGTATATATGGTAATACAAGCTATTATAACCCTCTTATTACTGATGACGCGCCTATTGCAGATAATGAATCATATGCGAGCGGTTTAAGCGTTGGAAATGACATTAAAGTTGATATTGGCGGAATTAATTTTGTTGTTCAGAACTCCGGTGACAACGATGTAGTTCAGACGATTAGAGATAATTACAGCGAAATAGCAAGTGAGGTTGTATCAAAGATAAATGAACGGTTAGGCGATGGATTTGCAAACACTCCAATAAAAAATTAAGCGATATACATTTATATCGCTTAATTTTAGGAGGTAAAGATATTGGGATTATTTATAGAATAATTTGTACATATCTTCAGAGTATATATCAATGTAAGATTTATCATTTTCTATTATATATAATTGATTATCTTTTTCAAACTCATATTTATACTCTGTTCCGTATGCAGACTTGAAATCGTTCTGAGAGTTCTCTTCGTTTACACCACGAAAAGTTTGAAATCTAGTTTTACTTTCATTAAAGTCACCAGTGTGTATAGTAGCAACTTTGTCATTATAATAATTTATAATCAAAGATGAATCTTTATCGGTATAATATGTAGCATGGAATCCACCGGGAACATCATCAAGAGGTTCACTGTATTTTGGTTCAGGTTCACCGTAAATTTTCTCAACATCTTTGCGCGACTGGTCGAGATAGATATATTTACCTGTTACGGTGTCGAGGATATATGTATCGTCAGGTTTTGGCCGCATATTAATTGACACAGCCAAAGCAGCTGCAAGAACGACAATAATAACAGCACCTAAAATATACTTTAAGTTCTTTCGGTTAAAGATATTTTTCAAGAGAGAGATTCTTTTTTGTTTGTTTATCGGACAGCCGCAATTGGGACATGTTAGAGCCATATCACTGATTTCGTGATTACATTCAGGACATTTAGTTAAAGCCATTGTTTTCCCTCCGTTCGGTTTATATAGTATATGATATAAACATTATATTACAAATATGATATAACGTCAACACAAAAGGCGGGCGCAGCAGATATTTTATGCGCCTGCCTTTCAGCTATTTAATATAAACGGAGGACAATATATAAAGGGGGAATGGAATATGATGTCGATTATATCAATTGCTGAAAGACATACGCTTGATATTAATGTGCTTCCATGGACGCCGGACAAAATTGTATTTAAAAGCGGCGGGATAAAATATACCGCATATAACGTTATGGATGTGGGAGAGATAAAACAAGCTATAGGAACAAATTTGTTTTCAGTGTCATGGGACAGCCGCTTCCCCGGACAGGGCAATCAAAATCATGAATTTCTTGTAACTGAATGGGTGCCGTGGGTTGACCCGGAATATTATCAGGGTATGTTTTCGAAATGGAAAACCGAGGAAACCAAGTTACAGCTAATGATTACCGGAACACCGATATATCATAATGTTACACTGTCTGATTATGAGGTTACATATAAAGAGGGAAACGGTGATTATTACTATCATGCTGAGTTTTTGGAAGACAGGGACGTTTCGTTTACAGCAACTATTCCTGCAGAAGAGATCAGCGACACGATTGAACGTGATATGCCGCCCCAACCAACTATATATACTGTTGTTGAGGGTGATACTCTATGGGGAATTGCGCAGAGGTTTTTAGGAGACGGAATGAGGCACGGTGAAATATATTCTCTGAATGCCGATGTAATAGAGGAAACTGCACAAAAGCATGGGTTCAGCAGCAGTGAAAACGGCTGGTGGATTTTCCCAGGGACAGTTCTGAAGATTGATGTGCCGTCCGGCGGGGACAGTACGGCAGGCGCGGCGGTAGA